ACCTTAGAGCTAACAGAATTATTTTAATGGAGCATTTAAAAATGAAACTAACACCAATCGCATCAAACATGACAGAAGTTAAAACAGCAGGCGGCAGCGTTGTATTATTCAGCTACTCGACACCAGTGGCAGCATTGCTACCTAGTGGGCAATACTGGCGCACCAAAAAATGGTACAGCGTAACCACAACACGCCACATCAACAAATGGCTAAAAGGCGTATTAGCTAACGTTGAAGAAGTAGAACAGGAACAAATTGAAGGTTTAGTTTAAGGGGTATAACATGAAAGAAAATACGGCATTTCATTTATTGAGAGAGGCAGCAAACGCGGGTTATACATTCACGGTTGCAGGTCTTGAGGGATGGGAAGAAGGCATTATTGATTATGAAGGTAGCGATTGGCAAAAAGCTTTTGACGCTACCAAGTATGAAGGCGCAGCTAACGTATGGATTAAAAAAGATGGTCAGAAAGAATGGGCGTTAATCATTCACCTAAATGACCCTGACGAAAGCCTAAGTGATTGCACGGCAAACGGATGGATTGATCGTTGGTGTGACATAACAGACTTCGGTCAAAAATACAAGCCTTTATCTTGGAACAGCATAGAGGTATAATACTATCATAGCGCACGGATGCGCTAACATTTAGGAGTAAATCAAATGACATTAACAGACAAAGAACGAAAGCAATTGCAACATGAATTATATATGGACGATTGCAAACCACATTTAATTATGGCATTAAGCGATGAAGAATTATTACGGATTGTGGAGAAAAACAGAGCATTCCATAACCCGTCACCATTACCAGATGAATACTGGCACTCAATGAATAAGGATTGATTAATGAAAGATTATTATGTTACAATTGATTTTGAACCTATTACACTTTACGTTGAAGCTGATAAATGGGAAGATGCTTTAGTAAAAGCACATGAAGAAATGACAGATAAACAATATCAGCCTGAAGATTGGTGGATTGGTTATGCTGAAGATGAAGAAGGAGACGAGGTTTACTCGGTTTAATTATGGCAACATTTGCATACACACGTATCCATAATGAATTATATATGGTGTACTATGACGGAAAACAAATCGGCGAGATTGATAGAGATCACGGTGAGTATTGGCAAATCACTTTTAGAGGTGACAGGATTGAGAATGTATTTATTCAAGATTTACGCCAAGCTAAAACATTTATTGAAAACATGGTGAAAAGGGGGTGGGCTAATGATGACACGCAAGCAGCTGATGGAGTGGCTTAAAACATGCCCTGATAAAGTGTGGTTACATAGCTTTGACAATGTAACACATTATGCTACAATCACATTTAAATACAAAGATGATGAGGTAGAGGATGAGATTCACACCACCAGAGATTCCGATAACTGAGGACAAAAGACTTGACTATCTACCGCACCTTGTGCGAAGATATACACAGCTAGTCATTGACGCAGATTTTGACGATGACCCAAAGCTAAAACACTATGAGCAAATGCTCAAATATTACAAGTATTTAATTAATGAGGGACATACTTATGAACCAAAATTTTGAAGTAGAATATTTCCAAACGCCTGACAAATGGTTTAAGGTGGTGTATAATGGAATCGAAGAAGGTAAGATTGCTATGGGTAACACACGCGGTATGTTACATGATGCAGCAGTAGCAATTGACAACGATGATGTTCGATCTGTTATTATTAACGATTCAGATGGTGGACACATCATCCTAAAGGGGTAAACATGATTAAGTCACAACAAGAACTTTTTGAGCAATACATTGACAGCGAAGATTTCGTTAATGATTGCCGACAAATGGCTGAAGATATGCTAACAGACGATGCAAGCCTCATAGAGTCTACATTCGCCGATTATTCGTGGGACGTGCTCGACTATTCAAATCTCTTTAAAGAGCCTGACAACTTCTTACAGGACGCGAGAGAGATGTGTATTGACTATTGGTCAGAGTCCGAGCAAGTGATCAAAGAAGTAGTTAATAAATGGCACGAATATGACCAAGAAATGAGGGAGACTTTTCACTAATGAATGAAACAAGACAGAACTTTTATATTGCAGTGTTAAATCATCACCTTGAGGAATACCGCAACGGACAAACAAGCGCGAACGAATATATGGTACACGTTAATGATATCTATGACAAGGTTGTTGAGGAAGCAGGAGAGGATGACAGCTTGCATGGATTAGTGTATCAGCTAGAACAGCACATGGACTACATCACTGGGCAATTAACTTCGGAGAATGAGCATTGACAGAGACTAAGCAGGTACTACTAGGTACACTTGGCATCTTAGCTCTTAGTCCTTTTGCAGTAGTTTATTTACTTTACAGGTTATTGACATTCAAAGAATAATGTGTTATTTTAATTTAAATTATTATTATATTAATAATATATTATATTATTATATATAATATAAATTATTATAAAGGAAAATTATGAACTTTACAATACAAAAAATTGCTAACAGCTACTATTGCCAGAATGACCGTAATGGCTTAGAGATTGTACTCGATGATGAGCTGCAGCTTAAAGTTGCAATCAAACGAAACAATGATTCAATCTATGAGTTTTATTCGCCAACCAAAGAAGAAGTTGACGCTTGCGTTGAACTAATCAAGAGCATGGGAGTCTAATGCATGCAAATCAACAAGTACGTGTTTAAAGTAGCAACAACCTATAATGGTGATTGGTACGAAGAACAGGAGATTGTGCAGTATGAGGAAAGCGAAGCAGCGGCACGAGCAAGATTGCAGCCAGAGCTAGAGCGTATCGTTTTGTCAGGACACGCACTAGAGGATGTTAAACTGATTGAAGAGATTGACTTAAATGAGATTCCAGATACAGGAAATGAAGGAGTTGGTTGCTGATTTAGAAATTGCAGAAGGTGAAACATCACATATTCACCATTGCAAAGAAGGACACAACAACGACAGACTTTACATCTCAAACAAAGAAGATTGTTATTTGTTCTATTGTCACCATTGTGGAAGCAAAGGTAAATTGGACAAGCATCTTAAACACTACCACAGGCATGTTACACCAAAGGCTAAGCCTAAGTATGTGTCAGCTAATCCGCCGGATGACGCTGTTTACAAGACATCACAGTTTCCGGTAAAAGCAATTGCATGGTTGGCAAAAGCTAAACTCAATCTAACTCAAATCGAACAGCAAGGTATGTGGTGGAGTGAGAAGTTACAGCGTGTAGGGATTCCAGTGGTGGCAAATGGCTATCAGGGTTTCATCGCTAGAAACATAGATGCAGATGGAGCTAAGTATTTAGTTAAACGGAAAGACGATCAGAAGTTTATCTTTAGACGTAGACCAAAGAAAGACAGTAGGACAGTGGTGATTGTAGAGGATGCTCTTTCTTGTATCAGGTTGAGCTATGCAGGTTATAACGCAGTAGCATTGCAAGGCACATCACTAACTGATACAATGCTCTCTTACTTACTAGATCATTACGACAATTTTATTGTATGGCTTGATGATGACAAGCCAGAAGTTAAGATAAAGCAAGTGAAGCTAAAACAGGAATTAGATTTATTTGGCAAGGTGTCAATGCGTAAGACACCAAATGACCCCAAGGAGTATACAGCAGATGAGCTTAGACTTATTGTCGGTAATGTCTGATCGTAGTAATTACGACAGATTTAGCCGTTTCATTAAACCTAACACTCTACCGAAAGAAGCTAAGACATTGATGGCTGATATTGGTGAGTGGTTTAAAGAACATCCGAACAGTGAATATATTGATTGGAGTATGTTCGATGAGTGGTTTCGTATTGTTCGTCACAGTAATTACAAAGAGGAGCAATTCAAGACATTTGATCGTATCATTGAACGCTTAGATGGTTATGAGCCTACAGAGCTACACGATGCAATCATTCAGAAGTATATCGCACAGGACTATTGCAAACGTATTGCCGATGTCGCTCTACAGGGAGCCGAAGGCGGGACGATTGACATGTCAGATATATCTACCCTAGTGGATGGATACAATGACGAGTCACAACGCGCCCTAGAGCTTGAGAAGTATATTGTTGGTAATGGTATTAAAGGACTTGTCGAAGAGGTAATGGATCATGGTTATGATTGGCGGCTTGATTGCCTTAATCGCAGCATTGGTAATCTTCGCAAAGGTAAGTTGGTATGCTTCGCTGCGCGTCCCAACACAGGCAAGACGACGTGGCTTGCATCAGAAGCAACATTCATTGCAGGACAGCTACCGGAAGACAAGGATGTAATATGGTTTAACAACGAGGAAGCAGGTGCAGATGTTCGCATGCGTATCTATCAGGCAGCACTGAAGAAAGACGATCAGTGGATTAGAAATAACATTGATGATGTTGAGCGTTTGTATGGTGAAGCTGTGAACGGTGGTATTAACAAGATCAAGGTGATTGATCTAGCTACCCTATCAACTAAGGATGCAGAGGAAATCTTACGCAACTACAATGCGGGCTTGATTATCTTTGACCAGTTATGGAAGGTACATGGTTTTGAGAAGTCACAGAGTGATACAGCTAGACTAGGCAGTATCTTCCAGTGGGCGCGTGAGATTAGTAAACAGTATGCGCCAGTGATTACGGTGCATCAGGTTAAGACAGAAGGCGAAGGTGTGAAGCAACTAGATCAGTCTATGCTTTACATGTCAGGCACAATTGTTCAAGGTGAGGTGGACAGTCTATTGATGATGGGTAGATCACACAGTGACGAAGACAGTAACAAGCGTTACATTCATGTTGCTAAGAACAAAGGTGCTTATGGTAATAAAGTGGATAAGAAGCTGAACGAGGCTACTTTTGTAACGAACATTCACCCTGACATCGCTACATTTACTTGGATGGGATAATGTTTTTTGAAATTTATCAGATTGTGATTTTGTTAGGCGTGTTCGGATACGGACTACGATATGTATATCAACAGGGCTATTATCAAGCATGTTATGAAGTGGCTAATAAAATCATCATAGTGACAGCAGAGGATGAAGATGAATAGGTTATTGTTTCTCGACACAGAGACAACTATCTACAACACAGGAGATCAGAGCGTTGGAAACTTTAGTGCAAACCCACACCATGCTGATAACCGTATTGTTTATACTGGTTGGGCATTTGATAATCGACAAGTACACTGGTTGAAGGGTGTACCTGACTTCTTTGAGAATCCGCCGCAAGCTTTGATTTGTCAGAACATTGCATTCGACTTGCTGTACTTGTTACATGACAAGCAGTATGGCGATGATTGGCGAGAGTGGACACGCAAAGGATTCATTTGGGATACGATGTTGGCGGAATACCTAATTACAGGACAGGACACAACACGAGGTCATTTGTCATTAGACTACATGTCACAGAAGTATGGTGGCACGTTGAAAGACAGCCGTATGAAAGAATACTGGGAGAACGGTGTATCTACTGAGGACATTCCAGAAGAAGAAATTGTACCTTACCTGATTGGTGACGTGGAAAACTTACGCATCATCTATAACGCACAGCGTAAAATTGTAGATGAGATGGGAATGTTTGAATTGGTGGTTAGTCAGATGCAAGCTAGACTTGCTACGATTATGATGGAGTATAATGGCATGAGCTTTGACCTGAAGTTAGCACACGAAGAGAAGCTTAAACTACTACCACAGCATGAGGAAGTGACACAAGAGGTCGTGGAACTGATGGCTAGACGTACAGGATGTGATGTTGAAGAACTGAATCCAAACTCAACACAACAGCTATCAGCTGTATTGTTCGGAACTGAGTTTAAGGTGAAGCGTGATATGCCTGTAGTAGATGAGGAAGGTAATCCTGTTATTTACAAGTCAGGTAAACGTAAGGGTGAGCAAAAGACAAAGAAACAGGACATCATCATTCAACCTGAAGGTATCTTTCGACATACAAAGAAATTGAATGATCGTGGCATTCATCCTGTAGGTGACGATGTGCTACGTAAACTTGAGCATCCTATCCTTTCAAAGGTGTTAAAGATGCGGGAACTGACTAAACAGATTAGTACGTATTTCGATGGCTACTCTAATCTTGTATGGTCAGACGGATTGATACATGGCAACCTAAACCATTGTCAGACAGCAACAGGTAGATTGAGCAGCAGCAATCCCAATCTACAGAATATTAGTAATAAGGAGAGCGAGGCATGAAGTGCAAAGCATGCGGTGCGACAGTGAATACGTCTCGTTGGATGTATTTTGCAGATGAATCAGAACAGCCTAGACCTAAGAAGAAACAGACCGAGGAGTTATGCTCTCTCTGTTTAGGTGAGGCTAAGACAGCATACTATGAAATGTTTGACAAAGACCCGCAAGTCATTGAATTTGAATGTAAAAACATGTGGAAAGAGGGGTTAAAACAGGAAGGTGATCCATTATACATCTTGACAAACGGTGATGAAGATGCTACCTTATTAATAGACCTAGAGAACTTCTCTCTCGGAACTGAGGAATAACATGATTAAACAGGGAATCATTAAAAGAATTCATGTGAATCAGCACAACATTCGTCATAATAGCAAACATGATGACAAGCTTCCTGTACTTACTGTGAAAACAAGTAAAGAAAATATCAAGTGTGATAAAGTTGTTATTCATGGTAGCAGTGAAATTGTGTACTCACCAGATAAGCCATTAGCATGCGGTGCTAAGGTATGGATTGAAACCACAGCAGAGGTTGATACGGAATGATGAAGAATAAATGGGGTGTTGATAGGTTTGATCTTGAAACTGCTATGATGAAAGTAGCTATGACACAAGATGACATCATGCTAATAGCAGAAACAGCGTACAATAACGATTGGAATGCAGACAAGACTATGAATGCTTGGATTGGATTAGCACACTTACTAGAAGCTCGCACACTTAAACAAGAAGTGATATTTTCTAAGCTATTCGAGATAGATGGATACGAACCTCATAATTGGGATGAGGATAGGATGGATATTATCGGCAGGAACGGTAACAACGGCGAACATTACAATGACGATTAATATCAAGAAATGTTTTAAGTCTAGGTGGACTGACGGCTTTATTGTAGAAGCCGACTTTTCGCAGCTTGAGGTGGTAGGAGCTGCAATTGTATCAGGTGACAAGAACATGAAGCAGGATTTGCTAGATGGTATTGACAGCCACAGCCAATCAGCAGCATGGCTTAATCCTAAATACAGCTACGAGGAAATCTTAGCAGGGTATAAGGCAGAGGATAGCTTCTTCACAAAGCTACGTAAGAATGCCAAAGGACCTCGCTTTGAACTACAATATGGTGCAGGTGCTAAATCTATTGCAGAGAATAACAACCTGACTAAAGATGAGGCACAGGGATTCATTGATAGATATTATGAACGCTATTCAATGTTGAAAGACTTTCAGAACAAAGTAATGCAGGAGGTAGATGAGAGCTTACAGCCAATTGATGAGTATTACAGTGGACACCAAGTCCAACAAGGAACATATAAATCTATAACGGGTAGACGCTACACATTTAAACAACAGAAAGCCCCTAAGTTTTTACAAGACAGAGGTGTGATGTTGTCAATTAGCCCTACTCAAATTGCAAACTATCCGATGCAAGGCTTTGCAACAGGTGACATCGTGCCAGAGACATTAGGCAGACTACACAGAGCAATATCAGCAGACGATCAGTTATGGAATAAGTGCTTACCAATTAATACTGTACATGACAGTGTGATATTTGATGTACATGAGAGTGTATTGAAACGTGCAGGACTAATCATCCGAGACACAATGCAAGCAGCTCCTAAGTGGATGAAGACACGATTTGGTGTTGACATTGACTTACCATTGAATGTTGATGTAGAGTATGGTAAAGATTGGAACAGCCTTACCAAACTAGAGGTATAGAATGATTGATATTCAGGAAGAGATAGATGAATTAGAACGTGCAAGGGATCGGCTAGAACTGATCCGAGATGAAATAGAAGCAATTATTGAAATGCTTCGATCTAAAAACTTACATGAGGAAAACGAAGATGGCTAAAGTTAGCGGTGTAGTAGAAGCGTCACATCAAAGTAAATTTGAGGATGACAAATGGTCAATGAAAGTTAATGGTGTGTATTACAATCAAAAGAAGAAATGGTTAGATTGCACTCCAAACTCAGGAGATGTTGTAGAGTTTGACAATGGTGGCTCTAAGTATATCCAGAACCTACGCATAGTAGGTGCGGGTGAAGTACCAACTGCAAGCTCTTCACCTAAACCACGTAGTGTTAATAGCTCTCCTGCGGGACGTACATTCCCTGTAGGTAAGTCAGCACCTGAGCGTACAATTAATCGCCAGAATGCGCTTACAGCAGCTGTGAACTACTGCAATGATAATCACAGTCCTGAGCAAGTTATCGACATTGCCCGTATGTTTGAAGCATATACCACAGGTGATTTAGATAAGTCTGAAGAGGACATGAAGCGTGAGCAACTCGGCATCGAATAAACGCATTGTTCACATTGATGGAGACATCATTGTTTACAGCGTAGGCTTTGCAGCCAACGATGACCCTGTAGAGAATGCTCTGCACTCAGTGAAGATATTGATTAAGTCAATCACTGATGCTACAGAGGCAGACGAATACGTTGTTCACTTAACAGGTAAGGGTAACTTCAGGAATGAGTTAGCTACCATTCAAGGGTACAAGGCAAACCGCAAGGATGCGGCTAAACCTGTGCATTATGATGCAATACGAAACTATCTAATAAATCATTGGGGAGCTTTCGTTACATATGGTCAGGAAGCTGATGACACGATAGGTATTGAAATGACAAGACCATCCGATCACACCCTGATTTGTGCATCACTTGATAAAGACTTGGAGATGATTGTAGGAGAGCATTACAATTGGCGTAAGAAGGAACACTACCATATTTCGCCAGATGATGCTGATAAATTCTTCATCATTCAACTATTGACAGGCGATAGTACGGATAACATTCCGGGCTTGAAGCGAATCACAGGTAAGGTTGCCAGTAAGTCTATCAAGGACTACTGCATTGAACCTGACAATTTCACATCGTGTATCGAACGTGTCTATGAGACATATAGAGAACACGCACCCGACTTAGACGTTTGTAAAACACTAAGCGAGATAGGCAATCTATTATGGATAAGACGTTATGGCTATAAAACGTGGGAAGACTACGCGGCAGAAAGTACCCCGAACGAGAGCAGGGAACACTTGGACGGAGAGTCAGTATTGGGGATTCATCAGATCGGGACTGAGGTCGAAGAGCAGTCGATACCCAGTGAAGTATCAGGTGATGAACGATGCGAAGAGACTTTGCAAGAAGAAGGGCAGACAGAAGTATGAATACCAATGTGCAGCCTGTAACAAGTGGTACAAAGGGGCAGATGTTCAAGTTGACCACATTGTACCTTGCGGTAGTTTAAAGTCATATGATGACTTACCACGTTTTGTAAAACTTATGTTTTGTGAAGCTGATAACTTACAAGTATTATGTAAAGACTGTCACCAAGACAAGACGAACAAAGAACGAGAGGAACGAACGTGAAATGGGTATTAGTATTTATTTACACAAAGTCTTTAATTCCTGAGATAGGGTGGTATGGTGATTACGATACCATGACGCAATGCTTTGAAGAGCGAGAGAAATTGGTAGAAGCTGTAGGTAGACCAATTGTTAATTACCAATTTGTATGCGTACATACGGAGCGTAAAGATGTTAAAAACCCTAATTCTTGATATAGAGACAGCACCTAAACGTGCATATGTGTGGCGAATGTGGAAAGAGAATGTGTCATACAGCCAGTTGATTAGTGATTGGTTTATGCTAACATGGTCAGCTAAGTGGCATGGTGAGAAGCATATCTATGGTGATAAGCTTTCACCTAAAGAAGTGAATGAAGAAAACGATTATCGTATTGTACACTCACTACGAGATATGATGGATGAGGCAGATGTTATTGTTGCACACAACGGTGATAAGTTTGACTTACCTTCTATTAATACACGCATGGTGGTTAATGGTATTACACAACCTTCCCCTTATCGCAGTGTTGACACACTGAAGATTGCAAAGCGTAATTTCAAGTTCAGTAGTAATAGGCTTGATTATCTAGGTGAGATACTTGGCTTAGGTCGTAAGCTAGACACAGGTGGTTTTGACTTGTGGGCTAGATGTATGGCAGGTGAGGCAAAAGCTTTTCAAGAAATGCTTGACTACAATATGCAAGATGTGGTATTGTTAGAAGCTGTTTACGATGAGCTACGTCCTTATCATAAGACACATCCTAATCAGGGTGTAACAAGTGATGTACCTGTTTGTCCTAAGTGTGGTGGACAGCACATGCAGAAGCGTGGCTACTCTGTTACACAGGTGAGTAAGTATCAGCGTTATCAGTGTCAGGACTGTGGATCATGGGCGAGAGGTCGTACCAATCTACGTGACAAAGAAGAAATGAATGCAACACTATTGGGAGTATGATATGTTTCCAGATGATGATGAATTAACCTATGATGATTACAATACTGCGCGTAAAGTTGTGCAGATTGGTGGGAATCACTACGTTAAAGCTATTCAACCTTGGGATGCTATGCAATCATGGATGACAAGTATGGAATTTAAAGGATTCCTTCGTGGTAATGTTATCAAATATGTAGCTCGCTACAAAGAAAAGAACGGTGTAGAAGACTTAGAGAAGGCTATGCACTATTTAGATAAATTGATCCAAGAAGAAGAAAGAGAATGATTCAATTATACACACCAAAGTCTACATTCACTGTGGACTATCCAGAAGCAGTACAGTTTGCAGACAAGCAAGCGTCTATCTTTTGGCCTCACAATGAGGTTAAGGTAGGTAAGGACAAGCAAGATATTTTGGTGAACATGACAGAAGCTGAACGACATGGTGTTATCACTGTTCTAAAGCTGTTCACTAAATACGAGCAAATTATTGGTGATGAATTTTGGACTGACTTTGTCTTTAAGAAGTTTCCACGTCCTGCTGACATTCAGCCTATGGCTGCTATGTTTGCAGCAATGGAATTACAGGTACATGCTAAGTTCTACAGCAAGTTAAATGAAGAGTTAGGCTTAGCTACCGATGAGTTTTATGATGAGTACACACATGACAAGGTGTTGTCAGATCGTATCAAGTTTCTACATGATACCCTTGATGATAAGGATGACCTGAAAGCATTAGGTGGTTTTGTGTTTGCTGAAGGTGCAATCTTGTACACAAGCTTTGCTTATCTAAAACACTTCCAGAGTCAAGGTAAGAACAAACTATTAAACGTCGTAAGTGGTATTAACTTTTCAGCACGTGATGAGGCATTGCATTCAGAAGCTGCGGGATGGTTATTCCAAACATTAAAGAAGGAGTTAAAAGATGCGGGAAAAATTGATGAAGCGTATGAACAAGCTTTATACAAGCATATCGTACTGGCTGCTACGGAAGTCTATAAGCATGAAGAAGCGATAGTTGAAAAGATATTCGCTAAAGGACGAGTTGAAGGCATCACAGAAAAGCAACTCCTCCACTTTGCTAAGAGCCGTATTAATGTCTGTATGCGTAATATGGGATACGATAATCTTTATAAAGTCGAGTATAATCCGGTTGGTGAATACTTTTATAAAGGGGTGAACGGATTCCAAGCTACAGATTTCTTTAACAGTCAAGGTCGTGAGTAT